GCGGCGGTCAAGGCTTTGTGCTGCTTCTTGTAGATGCAGCGGCATTGCCGGGCGCGTCGCCTGTCTCGTGCGAGTTTATTCGAGTTGATTTTTCGGTGGATGGAAATTGTGCAGTTGAGCAATTTTTCCAGACGGTCGGCGTACTGGCGGCGCAGGGCGTAGGTATCGCCGTGTGCAGCATGGGCATCCCATGCAAGGAAGCTACAAAGGATTTCTTCCTTTGTTACCTCACCCGCCGGGTATGCCTTTTCCCAATGCCTGATTTTGGCTTTCATCCGTTTGGCGCTGTCCCGACGCAGCTTTTGGACGACCGCGCCGGTTTCAGTCAGATACGAATGGAACCCCAGAAAATCAATGCCGTTCCTCAGTGGGAAGATAGCCGTTTTCTGGTTCAGCTCCAAACCGTACTCGTCCATGAGCGCCCGCACATCCTTCAAGATGCACTGCAACTTCTGCTTGTCCGGGCAGATGATGTAAAAATCATCCATATACCGGCCATAGTATTTGATGCGGTACTTTTCTTTGATGATGTGATCGAACTCATCCAAAAACATGAGGGCGAAAAGCTGGCTGGTCTGATAACCCAGCGGCAGACCATCTTCCATCACGCCGATGTAGATGCAAAGCAGCTCGTAGATACGCGGGTCAACGCCGCGCTTGTCCAGAACCACCTTGAGCTTTCGTTTCAGCTTTTGGTGATTGATGCTGGCAAAGAAGTGCCGGACATCGCCTTTCAGCACCCAGCCGTCTGCGCCGTGCCCACTCCGGCGGTAGTAGTCCACCATGTGGGTTTTCAGGCGCATCAGGCCGTCGTCCGTGCCTTTGTCCTTCTGGCTGGCAAAGCTGTCCCGGATGAAGCTCTTGGTCAGGACTTCATACAGGATGTTATCTACCAGCGCGTGCAGCACCACTTTGTCCACGAATGCCGGTGCGTGTACAACGCGCTTCTTCGGCTCATAAACATAGAACACTTCAAAGCGGCTCGGCGTGTAGCATATCTGCTGCCGGATGTCCCCGCCCGGCTGCCGTACACTGCGGACGGCCAGCTTGCGGGACAGCTTTTCGGTACAGGCCAAAGCGCTGGCCTCATACTGGATCGTTTTGCTCTTACTGCGCTTTCCTTTTCGGGCTTCGAGGTACGCATTGTAAAGCGTCTCGAAGCTGCACAGTTCTTCGTATGTCAAACTTGACCCTCCGCTGGTTCGCTGTTGCGGTAGTGGGCTGCATCCCCGCAGGGATGGCCCACCTCAGCGGGATGTGTTTATCACTTGCCTGCATCGGCAAGCGACGGGATGCGGTTTCCTTTGGCTGTTGCACTGCTTTCGGCAAACGCCTACTCGTCTCGCAGATCAGCCGGAGCGGGGCGAACACCATAGGTGTTGTTGTAGTTCCAGTTGTCGTTGGAGCCATCAGACTTGACAGTCCAGACGTTGTTGCTGTTGTTGGTGTTCGGAGATCGCAGCCACCATTCGGCAGCGTCAGAATACAAACCGCACCCCTATTGCAGAACAGTTTCCTGTTATGCTGTTTTCTGCTCCTGCTTGGCAAAGACAACCTGAAGCGCTTTGGCAAGCATTTCAAGCCGTTTCTTCTCTGCTTCCTGCCGGAGACTTTCTGCCCGGCCACGTTCGGATTTGAGCCACTTCATGGCCGGGTATTTTACATCCGTGATTTTCTTTGTCCAGATACCGGCTTTCTTTGCGCTGATGATACCATCCTCTGTGCAGAGGGTCAGGTATTCCAGCAGCAGAGAGCAGCCGTCCACGACCTCGCCGATCTTTTCAATCCGCTTGTCGTACTCCGTGGCAAAGTTCACGTTGTTAGCCGCATGGGCATCCAGCAGAATCTTCTTAGCCGTTTCCCGGATGTCCCTGCCGTAGAGGTTGAAGGTGCTTTTCGTAAAGCCCTCTTTCTCCCTCACATCAAGGGCATGGACAGCGGTTGTGCAGACCTGCTTCATTTCGCGGATGTCCTCAAGCGCAGCGGCTTTCTGAAATACCTTCCGGGCATCGCTCCGGCTGATGTCGTCCGAAACGATGCGGGTCGCCCTCTGGGTATACCTCAGCAGCTCCCGCGCTTTATTGCCAACCAGAAACGGTTGTTCAGCCATATCAGAACTCCACCCTCGCCTGTTCTGCGTTCCACACGCCGGTCACGGTCAGGCCGTCCAGACTGCCGAACGTGGCAGAAAACGGGTTTTTCGTGACGTTCGTGCCGAACTTCAGCTCAATGGCCTTGATGCTGGCGTTCATAGCTGCCACACTGGCGCGGATGTCGCTGTGGGCGTTCTCCGCACCGTTGTGAGCGTCCACGGCTGCGCTGATGCGCTGGTCGGTCTCGGCCTTTTTGTAGCCGTCCACTTCC